GTTACTATTATCTTCATTCACTAAATCCATTACAAATAACTGATAGTTAAATTGTCTTTGTCCTTGTGAAATTCCAACTGATACAGGATTAATATGTAACAAAGGAAATAAAGTATTTTTATCTAAATCAATATCCCATAGATCTCCTGTAGTGGTTGTGTTAATCTGTAAATGTTGATTACCTAAACACACTAATGTATCTACTACGTTGTTATATGTTTTATATCTTATTGAATCTACGCTCATCTTCTATTTTTTGATTATAGTCCTGTTTGTAAGCTAAAAATGTAAATACCTCATACACAGGTTGTTTTGTTATTTTATTTATATTTAATATATCTTCATTTGCTAACATATAGATTGTATTATACCAACCCCACTTACTCTCTATTGTTTCTCCAAACTTTGTTTCTCCTTCATTATCAGATCCTTCAAAGACTTGTTTGAATGTATCAAAAGTTCTCTCTCTAAACTGTAAAAAAAAACACTAGCTGCATGTACTTCTTTAACTGTTAGTTTCTTTTTAAATAAATTAGCTCGTTCTCTATCTGGTTTATATTCTTTTATTCTATACTTGTCCTTTAGTCTATTTGTTATTGGTCTATATAAAACAGACATAATTAAATGAAGGTTCTCGTCAATATCTTTCATATACATTTCCAAATCTACAAACTCTCCTAAAGTCATGTCCTCTAATTTAGGATGAAAACCATACTCAACATTATCTACTTCTACAATATGTTGTAACTCGTCTTCTGGTTCTGTTTCTAAAAACTTTGTAAGATGTTGTCCTAGTTTTCCTATACTATTAAGATCTAATACATATAAATCTCTTTTAGGTATATCACTTATAGCAGATACAATTCGTAATACTTTCTCAATATCACTTACTTTTGTTTCATCTTTTAATACCTTATTGATTCTTTGGTATCTTCCAAGTGTTAATTCATTCCAATGTTCCGGAATACTAAATTTAAATACTTTCTTACCTTTTGTAAGTTTTACATCCATATTATATAAAGGGTATTTGTTAATAATCGTTTACTGAACAAAATACTTACCAAAATTAGCGTCTATCTCATAATACATTCTCATCATCATTGCATCAGAGTAGTCTGGCGAACGTCCTAAAATACTTTTAGTAACGTCCTTTGGTATTATCTGTAATTTGTTATCTTTATCCATGTCTTTGGATCTTACCTGTTCTAATTCTTCTATGATATAATTTTTCTGTGTTATATCGTTTGTCTCAATTCCGATCTGACCTTTGTTAATCATGTCAGCTAATTTATAATAACATTGTGTTTTTATGTTCTGATAGTTTTCTTTGTTTAATGGTCTTCCGTTATTCTGAAAACCTTTACATCTAAGAATATCAACCGCACCCCCACCAACTCCATCTTCATCTAAAATTATATTACTCAATCTTACACCTTCGTTCTGTTGTAATCTTTTAATTTCGTTTGTAACATCAGTTATAGACGATTTCCCGTACGTTTTAATCTTTTTGATAGTTAGCCCTTCCCAATACATTATTACTGTCTTGTCCGTTCCAAAACGTGCTACATCACAAGTTATGTATTTATCTCCTTCTAATCCTTTTTGTGTAAATAAACTTATTATAGCGTCATAATTACATAAGTTATCTTCTCCAGCGTTATATTCCCAGTTACCGAATAATAATCTTTGTTTAGATATTTCATCAAGTTTTTCTAATTGTCCTTTGTAATGTCTTGAAATATAAGGATTATCATCAACTAAACTTTGTATAAACTTTTTATGAGGTTCTATCTTACCTTCTTTTGCTGGTCTATAGTATTGTGTATAAGTCCAATTCTTAGATGGATTACAAGTTAATAATAATTTAGGAATCAGCCCGTATGTATCTAACTTATATCTAATTCTTGAATTTACTATGTTCTTTGCCTTCTCAGTTATTTGGTTAGCCTCATCAATAAAAGCTCCTGTTATTTCTAACGAACCTAAACTATCGTAGTTAGGATCTGCAGGATAGTGAAACAAATCCTTTAACATTATCTCACTTCCGTTATAGAACTTGATTATATTACTACCAGCGTTAAAATTAAAGTGCTTACCGGATTTTATATTCCATTGTCCGCATACTTCAAAGAAAGTGTTTAATGTTGTTTTCTTTAAGTTATCTAATTTACTTCTCCCCATTAAATACCTAGTGTTCGGATATTTAATACACATAATAATAAGCCAACTACAACCCATGTATGACTTACCACCACCGGCAGCTCCACCAAATAGAATATCGTTTGTTGTATTATCTAATAGATATTTTAATGCTTGACTTTGTGTTCTTGTGTATTTAGGATCAATACTCAATTCCATCAATGTTGATGTTTATTTTTATTGGTTCTTCTCCACTTGTAATATCTAACTCAGACTTCTCAATATAACCACGTTTCTTTCCCTTAGTCTTTAAGTAAAATATTGTAGCTGATGTATTACCTCCTTCTATTTGATTATGTAATTGACTTTCCGCAAAGTCTAATGCAATGTTCTCTATTTCCTTAACCTCTTTAGCAAACTCTTTGTCCTCCTTCATCCATTTGTAAAATGTACTCCTAGGTAATCCTAGTTTTTTACAAGCTATTGTTACCACCCCTAAACTAGCTTCCAAAGCTTTTATAACCGCTTCCTTTTTTATATGCCTACTTTTGTCCATATTATTTATTGTTAAAGTATTTTAATGTATAGAATATTAAACTATTTCTATAACCTGTTTCATGTATTGGTTTTATAGGTGTAACACCATGTATATTTCTCCACGCTGGATATACTAACATACTACCATCTGCTTGTTCAAATGTTGCGTTATAGTCCGGTACGTTAAGACTTCCACCTTTACTATTATTTCTTTTGGTTAGGATTACATTTAATGTTCCTTGTAAATTACCTTTGTCTTGATGAAACGAAGCGGCTATATTAAAGTTAGATATACTACTCGTAAATAGTTCTCCAAATTTCCACTTATCTTCTACATTATCTAATAGTTCTTTTTGTTTCTTATATAGTTCTGGTGCAACTTGTTTCATCAACTTACCACTCTCTACCGCTGTAGCCCACATAGCTTTAACAAATGTTTCTGCTTTAGGTTCATTATGTACTGATGATCTGCTTGCGTAAGATCTTCTCATCAAAGCTCTCGGTGGTATACTTCCTAATATTGTAGAGTATTGTTCTACTGGATTATCTAATTTGTATGTTCCATATTTCTCATAACCATCTCTTAAACTTTCTGACCTTAACATAACTGACTTAGGTACGTTATCACTTCTAAATTCTCTATTAGATACAGACAATAACTTTCCTAGCCTTTTGTTATACTTTGAAACGTCTTTTATATAAAACCCTATAATTTCTCCCTCATCTTCTAATAGACAATCTTCTTTTATTGTAGGTTCATAATAAGGACAAACATCTCCTACTTTTATATTGTGTTCTACTTTCTTTAATTTAAGTGTTTTCATTTTACTGTTTTATTTAATGATTTTGCATAACCTTTTATATCAATCCTAGCGTCTATACGATCCTTTTTATTTACTAACTTTGCGTAAGGGTACCATTTCTTAACTAAGTTTTCTGCCCATATAGTGTCCTTTTTAGCTTTATAAAGATCAGACAAACCTCCACTATTACTACCAACATTAGGGCAACTAAACCAATAATGATTGAACCTAAGAACACCATAACCATTTTTAATAGTTTGTAACTGAAAATCTCTGTCTTCTTTTGTGTTGTCTTCATATTTCCAATTTATTTTTTCCATGTTCATCAATACACAAACCTCAGCAAACTTTCTGTTTATAGAATAACTTGTTTTCTCATGCCAAGCGTGTTGTGTATAGTTTATTCCTATTAATTCAAAAGGAAGTTTTTTTGCCTTCTCTAATATATCTAACCAAATACCTGCGTCTTTCTTTACAGTCTTTCCGTTGTATATTCCAAATGACTTTACATCATCATCACAAATTATTACCCACTTATGATTGTTTTCCTTTGCGTAGTTTAACATAAAGTTTCTTACAAATGTTACACCTTTATCATTTTCTTTTATATCAACTTTATTAGGCACTTTATATAATTCATACTCTTGTGGTTCAATAAAGTGTTTAACTTGTATTCCTACATCTTCAAACAATTTATATGTCTTTGTATCTATTCTTCCTTTTGTTGGTATATAACAAATCATTCTTCTAATTTTCTACTTTTTAATTCTGTTAATAATAAACCACCTATATAAACATTTGCCTTTCTATATTTACCTACCCATTCAACCGCTTCTTCGTAGTCGTCTTGGTCAAAGTCAATTAGTATTCCTTTCCTTACTCCTTTTGTAAGATCTTCTATTTCTTCGTCTAGGTCTAAACCTTCAAGTACAGAATAATCTACCGCCTCTTCCGGTTGCCAAACATCCATTCCCCAGTCTTTTAATTCTCTATTATCCCATTCGTTTGCTAATATGTTCCAATCCCATTCTCCGAACCCAACATTATCCTTAATTATAAACTCATCTTGTTGTTCCTTTGTAAGTCCTTTTGCAATAGTTATCGGAACTTCCTTAACACCGGCCTCGACACAAGCTTTAAACCTCATGTTACCTCCCAAAATAATCATTTCTTCATTTACTACGATCGGACGTAGTTTTAACATTTCCGGAAAATCTTTAATACTTTGAACTAATTGTTTAAATTTAGTTTCTTTAATTATTCTAGGATTACTTTCGTTTCCTTTTAACTCACTAATTTTTACTAATTTTGTTTTCATTTTATATTTATTTTATTCTACATTATTGTGTTTAAAATCGTTCCAAAGTCTATCGTTACCCATGTGTTCCTCATTTCTTTTAATGTCCGGAAAACCTTTGTACTCCTCTGTTTTTATTTGTTCCATATAAGTATCGCAACACAAAGCGTCTTTACAAACTAACTTAGATCCTACCGCTGTAAATTTAACTTTATATATATTTTTAGTGTTACCACATATATTACAAATAAACTTCATAACCTTTTTTCTATTTGTGTTAGTATATACATTCCTAATACAAAACCTAGACCAAATATAATTGCGTTTATCATCTTTTATATTTTAAGTATTGTTCTTCTTTTGTTATATGTTTCTCCTCAATACCAAACTGCATCTCAAAACTATAGTCTTCTGTTATAATTTCTGGTAAAACTACTTTACCATTTTTTATTATACTTTTTTTGTAGTAGTACTTTTTAGTCTTTCTACCTGCGTTTCTCCAGTTCTTCATATTTTTCTATTTCAAATTCTAAATGTGCAATAGCTTTAGTTAAACATTCTATAGGTGTATCATGTTTGTGGTACGATCTTAATATATAAGTTACTGCTGTACCTAAATGATAACTTAAATTAAAATTGTCGCATACCTTTCTAGCTTCATAACCTTTGTTACCTTTATAATATTCTGGTACTCTATGATCTTTTTTCGTTGGTGTTACATTTTCCCACTTTGGATAATCCTTACTTTGTTTAGCGTTATCTAAATTTCTATCTACTTCCCAGTAGTATTTACTTTTTTGTTTGTTCATATACTTTTTTTATACCTCTATAACATTGTGCTAAACAACTATTACAATTAGTGTTTATTCTAAATCCTGTGTTATATATAGTGTTATGTAATTCTATCATTTTTTGTTTCGCTTCTTTTGTCTTTGCTTCTCCTGTTTTTATATCTTCCCAAATATCTGTTATTTCTTTTTTTAAATGTTCTGGTATTTCTTTATGTTTTACATGTTCTGTAGCTTCCCATTTATTATCTGGGCAACTCATAATACTAATACTTGCCTTTATCCTCATGAAACACTTACATTTTTTACAAGTCATTGTCGGTTTGAATAAGTATTCACAAGATCTGCATGTGTCTAGCCTTTCATTATATAGTTTTTTATCTACAAAAAAATTACTCACTTAATACCTCTTTTAATATTTTCCTTACGTTATCTATTGTATTGAATAAACTATTTCTACTGATTCCTGTTTTCTTTGCTAGTGTATCTAATGTTTCTTTATTCTCTACACTATAATAAAGTTTGTAAATTTCCTTATCATACCAATACATTTTATCTAACTCTTGATCTATTTTCTCGTAATATTCCCAGTTTTTAACTTCTTCTGCTGTATCCGTGTAATTATATATAATGTAATTTACATTTTCTAAACTTGTTAAATTATCATAGTACTTTGTATATGTAGAATAGTATCTGTTCTTTTTAGAAGTAAAGTATCTTCTAATGGTTAAAGCAGAATATTTAATTAAACCCTTCTTACCATCTCTTTCATATATATTGTTTAAAGTTTCTCTATTCATGTTTAAAAAATATTCGTACAACATTTGAACAGCGTCATCAATTCTTTCCTGTTTTCCTGTATATTGACCTGCTATACCCTTAAAAACAATCTCTAACTCTATTAAAGTATCAAAAACTTTACTCATATTTTGTTTTTAGTTTATGTAAATTTTCAACCACTTGTATAGTTTTTGTATAGATCAATTGTTTTTGTATTTGGATTTGTAAAGTGTTATCCTGATTAGATATACCGCATAAAAAACCACTACTCATAATTGATAGTTGTAGTGGTATTATAGTTAGAAAATCGTAATAGTTTCCGGAATCGTATTGGTCTCCGTACTCATTATGGTATTCGATAATAGCGTTTAAGATCTCTGTGTATTCAATCTTCCTATCATTATCATTTACTAGAGGTAAAACCCCATTTAATACCGAAGTCATATAGTCTTCAATTAGTACTTCATGTTCTATACAAGAATAGATCGGTTTCATGTGAAACAATCTTAAGAATATATTTGACTAATTTTACATGTTTTTAAAAAAAGTTATTCACAATCATTTATTAGCTTCTTTACTTTCTCTTTATATTTGTCTATCAATTCTTCGTAATCTGGTCTTCTGAACATTGCTTTGTGTCGAGATAATCTTTCTAACCTTTCTGATGTTCCGTCTCCAACTCTTACGTCTAGTAATTTACCAAACTTATATTGTTCTCCTTGATTAAACATGTTGCAACGGACACATTGAACTTGAACATTCAATTCGTTCCACCTTGTAGTTAAATGCCTTCTACTCATAAAATGTCCTGCCTGCATTTTTTTCCAATGATCTTGTTTGCCGCATGTAAAACATTCTGTTATTCCCCCAATAGAAGCTCTGCGTAACCTTATATACTGACTAAAGTATTTATCTAAATCTTTTTTTAATTTACTAGTAGTTTTCTTTTTTTTCATTTTCTATTTTTTACAGTAGTATAATGGTGTTCTGGTTTTCCATATAATCCAATTTGTGTCTTTGATAATTTATATAAGTATCCTTGTCTTTGTAAATTACTCATTGCTCTTCTTATGCTTGTAAGAGGTACGTTTTTATAAATTTTAAAATGTTCCCATACCTCAGAAGCTGTAAGGCTTTTGAACATTGTATTCTTAAATATGAAGCGTACAACCTCTTCTTGTTTCATATTTGCCTTTTGAGCTTTTAAAAATTCTTCAATAGTTAAATTGTTTGTGTTGTGATAATGTTTTGTTTTCATAGTTTTAAATTTAATTTTAGTTGGTTATTAATTATAGTTACTTCATCAAATAATTCATTTATTTGTTCTACTGTTAAATTACGTGTCATACCAGTTAAAAGTTTATTAGCAATAAATACATCTTTAGTCATTGCATCAACTATTAATCTTGCTTTACTAACTGGATTTAATTCTTCTGATTTCATTAGATATGTTTTTTATTCCTGTTCCTTTACGATTTCTGTAGTGTAGTCTTTTATCTTGTCTTTCTGGTTCTTTGTCTGAATTATTCCAAATTATCTGTCTATGTGCTTTTATCCACAAATAGTATGTTTGAACATTGAGAACAAACTTATCAGTGTGTCTCACTCCATTCCTGAAAGCTTGTTGTATATCCTCAAAAGTTAAATTACCGAAGTCCTGTAAGATGTCATAATATAAACTTTGTGCAAGGATTACAAGTGTTTTATCATCTTTACTCTGTCCTAACTCTACAAAAGTCTTTGTTATAAGATCTAAACATTTTAGTTTCAAATCTTTTTCTGTATAATCTTTTATTTTCATATAAATTGTGATATTAAGTAACCAATTAAAATATATAGTAATATTGAAATTGTTACATTTGTATAATATTCTTTTCTTTTCTTTTTGTTGTATTCTTCTAAATTCATGTTTAATAAATTAAGTCCATTATAAAATTAGCATCTACTCCTGTTTCTTCACATATTCTTTTTATGTGTTCTATTTTTATCTTTTCCGGATTATTCATATACCTGTCAATAGTACATACTGTAACATCAAGATCTAATGCTAAACCTGATCTTACAAATCCTTCTTCTTTTAAAAATTGATGTAGCTTACTTTTATCTATTGTTGTATATGGTGCTTTTGTAAATCTTTTTACTTTCATAGTCCTAATGTTTTTC